ACATCAGTAGCATTACCATTTATTGTTGCTCTAACTGTACCTTGTGAAGGAGAAGAGAATGCTGATGCAGATACTAATGTTGGTACACTTGCTAAAGAACTAAATGGATAATTAGTAGCATCTGATAAATCAAATGCAGGTGTAGAATCCGAACCATTTAATGCTACAGATACACCTCCATAAGAAACTGTATTATTAGTTATACTAGCTCCATCTATTTGAGCTGAAGATGATACGTAATTACCTGAAGCACCAATAGCAGCTGCAGTTATACTCCCACCTAAAGATGTATCAACTCCTGCGATTGTAATACCGTCGTTAGCTAGAGCACTATTTGGTACATTATTGATAGAAAAAGTAATCGAATCATTTGCAATCGATTGACTTAAAATTATACCTCCTGATCCAGTTAAAAAGCTTAAACCATCAGTAGTACTATCTGCTACTAAATGATTATTTCCATTAATTGATGCTGTAACGAAAGCATTAAATGCTGTTCCAGACGTTAAATAACCTGCATCATTATTAAGCTGTGAAATAGCTGATCCTGATACGAGTACCTTTTTCCAAGTTGCCATGTTCTAAAAATTTTTTTAGTAATAATATTATTCTTATATAAATAGAATAGTTTTAATAAAAACCAAAGAAGAAATCATTACTAGCGCTATAGAACATTCCTCCTTGAACAGCAGTGGGAGTGGATGATTGAGAAACTAAGTTCATAACACGTCCTGTTTCTATATCTCTTGAGGCAGTTATATTACCTGTTATGTTAACACCGCCTGTAGCTGTTTCTAATTTTTGATTTCCTGCATGATATAAATTAACTTTAAGTAATTCAGAATCGGTTTTAAGTAAAAGGTCAGTATTTCTATCTACAACTCTAAAGTTAATTCTATTACCTCCTGGGTTAATTGTAGCAGGATAGGGAGCATCGGAATCTTTTTCCATATCAAAGAATCCAATATCACCTGCCTTAAATCGAATCCTATTGTCAGTAAAGTTTATGAAAGTATTTACGTCACCTTTATGTTTAATATATTGTGGAACTAATAAATCTCCTCCTAATTCAATATCACCAGATGATGAAACTTTTAATTTTTCACTTCCTCCTACATTTACTTTAAATACTTCATCAATTCCATTTAATTCTATGGCTAAAGAACCAGTAGTAGTAAAAGAACCTGATACTCCAAACGATCCGGTAAGGAATTCTCCCGCATCTGGTAATTCATTTCTTATTTGTTCCCAAAATACTTGTCCCATTACACTTCAAATTTACCTACAGCTACTATTTCCATTTCACTAGTTATAGCTACCATATCACTACTAGGTGCTACAAAATCTATCTTTACATCACTACCTACTTCTGCAATTGAAGTAATAGAAGAAGGATCTATTAATAATCCATTAATGAATACTTGGAAATCTTGTACCTCTAAAGCTGCAAAGTTAGCAGGAGGTGTTGCTATAGATACATTTGAGAATGTAATACTATTTTCACTAGCATTTATACTAGAAGACCTAGCGTTAGTATCTAAAATTGTAGATAAAGATAAGAAAGCTCTTTCTTCGTTAGTCATACCACTAGAAGTAATCGTAATTTCACTTTTACCACCAATAGTATCGAAAAATCTTGTTCTAGGTGCTTCTTTTGCCGGTGTTCCAGCTTTAATCTCGAGTATTTCTTCTGTTCCTGCTACTTCCATACCAAATTTTATAGCAGATTTAGAATAAAACTTATTCATATTAGCTATAGACGTATTAATACTATCAGGTACTATATGACCCATCATTTTTATATCAAAATTAGTCTTTACTGTACGATCTTCACCTTGATTCATTTCAGTAGTAGTAGTATAATTATCTATCATAGCCCGAAAATTAAATTTTTCTGGGTCTCCCCAGTAAGCATCAGAAGCAAAATTAATAGACTCTACTATTTTATTCATTTGTTCTACATATTCAGTAAAAATTATACAAGAATAAGTAATATTTACATAATCAGGTATTATAACGCCATATAACTCTTCGACTTTATTTCTATTAGTAAGAGCAGTGAACCTATCATAGACATTTTTTTTAGAATATTTTTTTTGAAAAATTGAAAAGTTATTTGGATTATTAGCATCTAATTTATTACCAAGAGCTCTATTTTTTTCTATAGAATCTCTTTTAAACATAATTAAAGGAGTCTGTATCTTACCGTTTTTATCTCGATAATAGCCGTCTTTTTGCACAGCTGCCCATCTTTCAGGTGAACCGTATAAAATAGGAACATTAATACGTTTACCATTACGGATAACTGACGGTTTGATAACGTTGTTAAAATAATATACTATAGTTTCATCTATATCTCTTAAACCTATACTAAATTGTTTAACGTCATCATTTTTAACTGAGCGTTGATAACCTCTATTTTTACGTAATTGGTCAGGAGTTGACTGTTTTACTGCTTTTTTATAGGTTTCGATACTATCTTGCGAAAGTTGTGACTGTCTTTTAGGTAATATTCTAGTTTTTCTAGCCATAAATTAACGTACGTTTACTATTCCTACTTTTTCTGCTCTTGTTAAGTGACAGTCTACTATAATTGATACAGATGAACCAAATTTATGTCCAAATTGAGTTAAGTTATAATTACTGTCTCTACCGAAAAATAACTGGTTCTCTCTAACAGTATCTACTTCATAATAGTCTTCATGCCACATTACTACATCCCCTACTTCAGGAACAGTATTAGCATCTACTAAATCTTCTCTTATAAAAGCAAATGATGCTTCTCTACCTAAATCAGGACCGAATTCATCAACATTAAACACTTGATCACCTCTAGTAATAAGACAATTTAGTTTTACTGGGTCTAAATAAACTTTATCAACAGCTTCTCCGTATAAATTTGCTTGAGTATCTACTAATGATAGTTTATAGTAGCCTATTTCTTGTTCTACTATATCTTTTAGAATCTCTCTACTAATATGAGTTGAGAGTACGTTGAAATCTTTTTGACTTCCAAATAGCATAATTTATTTTTTCTTTTCAATCGTTTTATCTGCAACTTCAACTCTTTTTACTTGAGGTATTCTCTGTATAGAAGTATTTTTAAAAGAAGCAAATGCTTCACTTGCAGGTTTAGTAGTTAGTATTTTTACTTTCATGATAGCAGTATTATTATTACTATCATGAGATACTTGTCCTACAGTTAATACTCCTGGAATAGCTCTTAACATTTCGCCTATATCTTGAACTGTTACATCTTCTGTATGCCCTATCCTCACCATCGCTTGGTAAATAGAAAATTGAATTTCAGATATTAAATTTAATATTTTCATTATCCTATATATACATGCATAGGTACTCCTTGCATTGCATCATTTATAAATTTAGTTTGTGTAGCAGCCATTTCTAATTGATTAGTCATTGAGGCTGTTTGCATAGTAGCTTTTAAATCTTCTACTAAAAATACTTTTTCTTCTCTCGCATCTGCTAATAAATCAGCTGCATTCATAGTTACTTCTGAACCTGGTACTGGTACTGTCTGATATTTACCTCTAATGTACGCTAACATTTCTTTACAAGTAGCTACAGTGTATTTAAATATCCACTGTCTACCTATTGCATTAATTTCTGAGTAGATTAAATTTTGTGCGTTTACATTAGATATATTAGTAGCCACACCTGAACTAGAAGTTCCTCCTCCTGTGCCTGATACTGATCCTGCTGTTTCAGCATTTGCTTCAAAGCTTACACCGTCGTTAGTATTGTATGTTTTATCGGCAGTCCTATAGTATTCTATTCTAAGCATACCTCCAGTTGTTTTTGGAACTGGAAATACTCTTAGTTTATTATTATTTATTTCAAAAGTATAAGCCGATCTTCTGATTGAATCATTAAATTCTATTGCTTGAACTTTTAATAAATCATACGAAGCAGGCATTAGCAAAAAGTTTACACCTGGACTGTAGGAACCAAAGTCAAAAGCATCCATTAATGATTGTATACCTGTTCCTGTTCCTGCATAAGGATCAAAATACCTTAACATAGCAGGAGTAGCTTGATAGAATACTCTTCTAACTTCAATATCTCCATCATCTATTATAGCTTCTAGATCATACTGCTGTTTACTAGCAGTTAGAGGTATAAGAGCACTTTTCATATCTACATCCCCGCCAACTCCAGCTTCCATACCATACTGTCTACTAGTTTCTATAACACTTTTTAAACTAGGTTTAAATAATGTTTGATTAACTGCTGTTCCTGAAGCTGATCCTCCAATTTGACTAGATACCGTTTCAGCTGCAATAGATTCGATGACTTCTTTACCGTAAGCAGTAACTGCTTCTTCAAATGCAGTATAAAATTGTCTTTCGTTTAATTCAATATCTAATACAGGGTAACCTAATTTTTCAGCACAATATCTAGCTACTTTTGGTGCATCTTCTTGAAATGATAAATCATCATCGTAAAATCCAAAAGGAGTTGATTCACCTGCTATAAAATTAGTAGTACCATCCCAAATTTGAATATGAGCGTTATTGTGTGACATAGTTTATAATATTATGTTAATGCTATAAAATAACCTACAGTAGCATTAGGATCTAAAGGAGAAGCTTTTATTGATTTCAAATCTCCATATGTGAAACTATTAAAAGTTTCATTTACAAATTCTGTGCTAAACATAAAACTACCACTACCAGAAATTAAATAATTCATTTTAGAAGTAGAGCCTGATATTTCTAAATTTATAGAGCCGGTAGATAAGTTACTTATTCTTGCATACTTTATACTACTAGAGACAAACTGACCAGCTCCTGGTAAATTTTCTACATTAATAATTTCAGTAATAGAACCTGAAGGTATATTCATTATTCTACTATCAGAGTGGTTTATACCGGGAATACGTACTTCTATGTTAGTACCTCTTTCGATTCCGTTAAGTTTTACTCTTTCTCTTATAAAGTATGTAAAGTTAGCCATTTTAATATAGTTTATTTATAAATAGCAATTAATCCCTGAAGGTTTTGTATACTTCTAATATAGGTG